TAGCACCTAAAGTACATAAAGCTCTTTCTGACAAGAAGTGAACTTCCATAGCATCTAAGCTAGAAGTTTGTGCTCCACCAGCAGAACCAGTAATCCAAGTTTTGTAACGTCTGTCTTCAGTCTCAGAAGCTCTATAACGAACGTGTAAGAATGGACGTTTAGCGTTTTTACCAAGAACTTGATCGTAAACAGTAGTAGATCCAGCAGGAACTAATACACCGTTAATAGCTCCACCAACTACTCCACCTCTAAGTGTAGCGTCGTTCAAGTATTTCCAGTCAGTTTTGTAGAAATCGTAACCTCTACGGAAACCTGTAAATCCTAAGTTCAATGCCATTTCTTTATCGTTGTCAAACAAACCATAAGAAGTACCACCAGCACCGTAAGAGTTTTGAGCAGCCAACATATCGTCGATATCGAAAGAGAACTGACGGTTCAAGAACAATACGTTTTCTTCGATAGCTCCTTGTTTGTCTAAACGTTGGATGATAGCGTCAAAGTCAGATAATGCAGTTGGATTTCCACCAGCCCATACGTTACCTCTTTGTCCTACAGCGTAGAATAAACCTTCTGATCCTTTGTTTCCAAAAGCAGTGTTAGCAATAGCTCCTGAATTAGCTTCAGCAGGTACAGCTTCGATCATGGACATCTCTAAGTAATCTTCGAAACGTAAACGAGTTTCGTGCTCAGATTTAATGTACCATAAGTATCCAGTAGCTCCATTTTCAGTAGTTACTTCAACCCATCCGATTTGAGCCATGTCAGATCCAGAAACAGCGTATTTCTCTTTGATGATGATTGGGCTGTTTTCGAAGATATCGTCTTGAGCCTCTAAAGATTCAGTTTGACCTTCAGTTCCTTTTTTGAATTCAGAACCATAAACGAAAGCAGTTACTGTAGCAGTAGCAGCAAAAGATTGACCAGCAGCCTCGTAGTAAGCAACATCAAAAGTACTGTTAACATAATCAACAGAAGTAATGATAGCTTTGTTGGAGTTAGCAGCAGCAGCGTTATCTGATAAGAAAACTGTTTGTCCTGGTTTGAAAGCGATAGATCCTGTTAAGGTATCACTAACTGTAATTGTAGCAGTATCTCCACCTACAGCTGCGTCAGAAGCACAGTCAATGTATTTAGTGTGAAGACGACCTTGTTCTGCCCATTTGATAAGGTCTGAGTTAGACGGCATCTCAGCTCCAACTGCTCTTAAGAAAGATGCAACAGAACGATTTCCGTAACGTTCGAATTCTTTTTCATAAGTATCAGGAAGATACTGATTCAAGAAGTCAAAATTTGTGATGTAGTTAGTGCTTAATGTTTGTCTTGTAGCACTAGGTTGTAATGCAAACCCTGGGGTTGCTTGTACTGATCCAGCCATTTTGTTTTAGTTTTGTTTGTTATTTTTTATTACTTTTTATTTTTAGTCCTCTTCCGCTATCGCTATCAGAAGCTACCACTTTAAATCCAGACTGAGCAATTGATTGAGGAGCATTTCTCATCTCCATATCTATATTTTTAATTTTCTTGGTGTTATCTAATAACGCCTCTGCTCTACCTTGTTCGTAAAAGAACTTAGCCATTTTCTCTGGATTCATTGCCGCCGCTAATGAACGATGATAACCAACATGATCTGAGATCAACCCATCAGCATCTAAATACTTAGATATGAAATTAACTACATCTGATTGGGCTCTCTTTGTCTCTGTTACATCTCCTGGTAAAAACTTAATTGTCTTATCTCCGACATTGAAATCAAAACCTTTGAATTCGTCTGAAAAAAGTTCTTCAGTTTTCTTTTGAAAGTATTGAGACTTTCTGTGATTCTCTTCTTGTTGACTATTGGAATCTTGAACGTATTTCTTGTAAGCCTCGTAAGCTTCTTTTTCATCATCAGAAACCAATCCACCTTTTGACTCAAGAGGCGTCTTATAAGTTTCTTTGTACTCATCAAAAAACTTCTTAGCTTTAGCAAGCTCTTTTTTCTTAGCTATTTCCTTCTTCTTAATTTCCTTTGGGTCATCAAGATCCTCATCATAATCAAACTTATCCTCGATCATATACTGGATATCATCTCTATCTAAGTCCTCTTCTGTTTGAGAGTAGTACTCAACTAATAATTCGTCTGGGTCCATGTCGTCAAAGTTCCTGTTTAATTTAACAAAATCTTCAATTCCACGTCCAGTTTCTTTTTTGTATTTAAAATATGCAGCTACGTCTTCTGGTAAGTCCTCTTTCTTCTCTTCTCTTTCTGCGAAAAGATCATTGATAGAGTTCACCTCTTTTCCGTATCTGTTTTTAATATATGAAAGAACGTCGTTGTCTTCTAGCTCTGCCTTTACTGGCTCTGCTTGTGATTCTACTTCTACTTCTGCTTCAGGTTCTGATTGAACTTCTACTTGAGCTGGTTCTGCAATACTCTCTTCATGCTTAGCCAATAACTCTTGTTCAACTTCCTGTACTGATTTTTGCTCGGCAACCCCAAGGTCCCTTACAGTGAAAGTGTTTTCCATTTGATTTAATTTTTTGCAAAGTTAATTATTATTATATTATATTATCTAGGCTCAAACTCAGCCAAGTCAAATCCATCCAAACTATCGTCGTTAGACTCAAATGTCATTGGCGGTAAGTTGTTCTTACGTTGATCAATTAGCTTAGACTGCTGTGTATTTTGCAAACTAATACGCTTGTCTTTAGCCTCTTCCTTTAGTTGCTCCTTAGTCTTAGTTGTCTCCATTTCAATACCCTTAAGCTGCATCTGCATTTGGAATTCTAGTTGCATTAACTCCATCTTCAACTGAGCCTCACTCTTCATCTTCTCGATTTCATAGGCAACCTCTGCCTGCTTGATTTGCATTTTAGATTGAGTTTCAGCCTGTATATTTTGCATAGCTGTCTGAGCTGCCATCTGCTGTGACTGCATTTGGATTTGACCCTGCATTTGTTGCTTAGCCTGTTCGTTCTTTTGAATAGCCTCTTCCTTCTTCTTTCTCTTAAGTTTAAGCAACTGATTAGCCAACTTAAGATTTCTCATCTCTCTAATATCAATAGCATCCTCCAAGTAAATAGAGTCTCTAGATAAAGCTAAACTAATATTCTGTTCTAACTGAGCTTTTTCTTCTTCGTCTGGGGATACCTCGATAAAGATTCCGAAGTCATATAAGTATAAGTCTTTAATTTCATCTAGTATACCTACATTGTACTTACCTATCTGATTAACGAACTCCTCTTTAAAATCAGAGTACTCTAATATATCTGCTACCCTGTACGATATAGCTTCAGCTAGTGACTTAGTAACAAATAAACTAGACTCTAAGATGTGTCTTGTAGCCGTATTTGAATTAAGTGCTGCCAACTTCTGTACACCAACTAGTGAGTTAGGATCAGGATTTGATCCATCTCTAGCCTCATTCAATCCGGTAACATCTCTAATCATACTTAAGTAGTGATTATAACTACCTACTAAACTAGCGATTTTACCTTGTCCACTATTAGAATTAAGCTCTTGAATAGGAACTCTAGCGTTATTAAATTCTCCATCTCCTGTATAACTTCTACCAATTACACTACCAGTTTGGAAGTATAATCTTAAAGCGTCTTCAGGATTATATGCTGCACCATTTCCAAGATCAACTTCATTTAATCCATCGGCGTCAATAAATACACCATCAGGGACAACCTTAGCGATTACTTGTTGTAGTTTTAAGTGAGTCATTTGAATCAAGTCTGCAAAAGGTATCATTCTCTTCACAAGAGATTCAATGTTACCTTTATACATCCTTGGTGCTACTGCTACGTAATTTGGTATTGCATGTTGTGAAGCTGATTTAGGTCTAACCATGTTACGAGATAGCTCCCACTTCAACATAATATTAGTACCCATTACCATCACACCATCGTACCAAACATCTATAGTCTTCTCAATTTTTTCAAAGCGACCTTCGTCCATCATCTCTTGTGGAGGATTGAACGTGTCGTCTTTTTCTATTATTTTATAGCTACCGTCTTCTAAGTTCTTTTTCTTATAGACGATCTTCTTTGTAGTCTTATAGTTAACATATAATAACGTAGCCGTATCATTGCTGAATAAGCTGTTGTTATAAAACTGTGCTGAGTTATAGTAGTCGTACCATGACTGGCTGTACTTTGATATCTCTTTTAAATCTTCATTAGTAAGCGTAGGATCTATTTTAACTAATTCTGTAATAGGTACAGTTTTAATTTCACCCCAATAGAAACAATCTCTAAAGTATGGATCCTCAGTATAACTATATACAACATTAGCTGGATCAACATATTCAATTCTTACTCCGTCTCCAGGAAGAAACATGTGCTTAGCCATACCAATACCAATTGTAGCGATATCATAGTCTACTCTCTTTCTAGTTTCGTTATATTTATTTTCGTCAAATACCGTGTTAATAGCTTCTTCTTCAGCTATTTCTATAGCTGGCTTGTACTTAAGCTGCATGTACAAAGAAAGTTCCTCGTCATTCTCAGGAAGGTCGTCAGGGTTTGTATCAAACGCATTAACTCCGAACTGTTCTTTAACTTGAAGTAACATATCCTTAGATACCATGTCAGCCTGTATCATGTCTTGATACTTAGATCTTTTGTCAGTAGACATTGCATCCTGAGCGTATGCTTTAGGCTTAAATAATCTGTCGTTCATTCCATTAACAACGATGTCAACGAACTTAGGTATAATAGGTACAGGAGTAAAGTCAAGGTTAGTATGAGATAAGTCACCATCAACGGCTATCTGATCCTTATACTTACCTATAGACTGTTCACCCCTTGCGTATAATCTTAATTTATGGAAGTCACCCCACTGATCATAGAATCTTGAGTTATTACCATCCTTTCTAAACCACTCGTATTGAATACTTTGTGATATCTGCAATCCATACTCAAAAGTTTCCTTTTCCTTGTCTGAAGCAAACTGGTTTGGAAAAGCAGTTGCAGGTATATTTATTTTTACGTCTTTCATTTATCTAATAAGTTCACTTCTAATTCCTGAGTTATTATACTTTGCAAAATTAACACTTATTTTCGACTCTTTCTTTGCCGCTAAGTACATGTTCTTTTGATTAGCCATAATAGCTAGTCCTGAACTAATCGCAGCATCAAATTTCGTTCTATTATTTATATCAAATTTAGCCCACTCCTCTATCGTTCTTGTGAAGTACATATCACCCATTTCATCAGAGTCTCTATAGGTTCCTTCCGTATCCATTCCGACATACTTTTCAATATAGGATTGAATAGCAGCGGCGTGCGACTGCTTAACATCTTCAGACGAGTTAGGTATTCCACCGAGTTCTTTCTCTGTTTTAGATAAGTTAGTAAAGTGCTTATCAGGCCTGTTCATTGAAAACCCTCTATACCCTCTGTTCTTAAAGTGATACAATAGCCTAGGCTTATTATTCTCAACTAGGATCGGCATACCATAAAATATACATGCCATAAGTACCTCTTCAAAGAATATCTCCGCTGTCTGAGGACGAGCTATATACTCAAGAAAAAAATGGTTACTAGGAGCGTTATCCATGTTAAACTTCGTAAGTCCGTGTAAGGATCCATTCGATCCGCCTCCACCGACCGTTCCGGATATGTCATAAGGGTCACAGCCAAAAGCACCAATATGCTCATTTGCAGGATATTTGTTTCCATTCTTATAAATTATTTGATTCTGCATCGCTGAGTTAGGAATCCAAGATACTAAGAATCTACCCCTTGGATCTGGAGTCCATACCACCTGAGTATCCTTTTCCCCATTCTTCCAGTGAAACGATCCTCTAGTTAATATTTGATCTCTAATTAAAGAGTCGTTATAGTCTATCTGTTGATAGATCTTTGTTAGGTTGAACAACGAAGCCTTACTCTCATCTCTAAACGCGTGAGACTCTGTTCTTGAGAACTGTCTATAAAACTCATTAAGAGCATCAGCATCATTCTTTAAAGACGCTACCTCGTTCTCCCAGTAGTCAATAGCTCCATTTGTTATAGGCCTTCCATCAATTCCTATTATAGGATTCTCTGGCTTTCTAAACACAGGCATTCCGTATCTGTCAATATATCCCTCAAAGTTCCATTCCATTGGAATGTATAGCGAATACATGCCTGACTTAGTCTGTCCGTTCTCATTACGAGTCTTTATATTTGAATCCTCGTATAGTTTCTTAAAATTAGCACCACCCTTAGCAAGTGCATTAGGAGTAGATCCCATCATACACTTACCGATAATTCTACTACCTAAACGAAGACAGGTCTTTCTAACTCGCCATCCGTTCAATATATTATTAGGAGCCTCTAACTTACCTGATTCATCCTCAACTAAGTATATAAGCTTTTCCCCATCATAACTGTTGTCTGCTGTGTTCTTCCAGTCAATAGATGTATCCAATCCCTCAAGCTCTGCTTCAGAATCGTCGTACATATTCTTCTTGGTAATCTTAGATGCAGGAACCCTAAAGGCTAGTTCAGTCTTAGGTTTGTCCATACCGTCCATGATAGGCTTGAAAAAGAAGGGCAAGTTACTAGAAATAGGAACCACTTTGTTAGTAAACATTGTCTTAGCATCCCCTCCTGTTTTGGACTGTATACCAATCCTAGCATCCTTGGCAAGCGTTCCAATATTTACAGCCTCAGACGAAGCCATAAATGAAAATCCAGAACGTCGAATCTTAAGATATACCATTCCAAAACATCTAGGATCAGCCTTGCATGCCTCCCAGTAAATAAAGAATATTCTATTAGCCTCCCTAAAGTCAGGAAGACCCACGTCAATCTTAGTCCACTGACAGTACATGTAGTTAGATCCTGTCATGTACGTCTCAACTCCATTATTCATAAAGAAGAATCCGTTCTCTCTTCTATCAAACTCTTGCTCTATGTAGTCTACCCACTTAGCCTTAAACTCTCCTGGAGTATTATGCCATTGGAATATTGACTTTATTTTATCAAGTTCTTTTGGATACTCGAATGGTTGCCAGTACTGATTCTCCTTCTTTTTATCTCTTGAGTATACGTTGTCAGGAGTTGCAGGAAGAGCAATGAATAATCCGTTTATATTATAAATTTCACCGATTGTTCCATTCTTTGATATAATGATCATATCATACTTTTCATCATAGCCATACTCCCAACTAGCCTTCTTATTTTTGATAGATAAGGTGTTAGCTGGTATATGATTTCTGACTATTGAGTATAAATTATTTTGATCTTTTTTCTGCAAATCCTTGTATTTTAGGTTCTGGTTTCTCTGCCTCCTTTGGATCTTCGTTTAACTTTTCAGACTCTTGTTCTATTCTATTAAGAATACTAAAAGCATCTTCAACTGCCAAACGTTTTGTTGCCGCTGCATTTTTTAATTTATCAGCAGATAAGTCGTCGTCTCCGCCTCTTATAATAGTATCTTCAGCTACCTTTATAAGTTCTTCAACAGCTTTATATCCTGCGTCTATAATTCTTTGTTTGATGTCTTTTAATTCCATTTCAATGTGATGTTATTAGTAAACATCCTGTACAGTTTTTGATCTTCTATAGTAAAAGGATATTCACTGTCTGGCTCAAATGCAATTTCATCTCCGACATTAAGTCCTAAAGATAGCAACTCATCATTTATATATTCTATAGTTCCGACTAGTGGTTCTTCCTTACAGTTCTTTTTAATCGAAGATGTTTTAACATCTACGGGTTTAACAAAACAATACTTAGAATGCGACTTCCAGTTATCATTATGCTTATAAAGAAAAAACTGCTCGTAGTCAACAAAGAATAAGTCATCCTTAAAATAACTAGCCCCACTCTTTTCTCTACCACGCATATCATAATATAACTTAAATACGTTATGATGTACAAGTAGTATATCTCCTTTAGTTATTTCTCCAGTATAATTTATAGGAGTCTCAATTACTTCAGCGTATCTGTTAGACGACTCGTGGTCTTCTTGAGATACGCTGGTAATTAAATCTATTCCGCCTATATTTTTTATGTTATTGTATCGTCTACCATTCAATGGTCTGACAATGAACATGCTTGGGGATTTCATTAGAAGTTGATGTTATACTCTATAGAGATAGGCATATTGGCATTAAATTCCTTCCAGAGAAATACTTCGCTTTCTTTCTCTATCCAAATCTTAATACCTCCTGTATTCTCGTCAAGTCGCATGAGATGAATTGTGTAAGACTTATCTAATATAGGCTGACCTACAATGTAATGCATACCATTACTCTTGTAGTCAGCTCCTATTGTTATTTTTCTAATGTCGAACATTCTCCTGTATTTAAATCAATAGAGATATCCTCCCCATAAATTTCAGATAATTCTTTTTTAAATTCTTCTCTTTTAGCGTATTGATCATTGACCTGTCTAAGAACATCTGATTTCTTAAGTTCAAATTCAGTTACCAATTGACCTAAAGTTTTGTTAGCTTCAGCGAAGAATAGTTCGAAGTTTTGTAGTTTTTTTAATTCCTTCTCTTCAATTTTTTTTGACTCTACTTTTTTCATTTTAATTTAATTTTTGACAAATATACAAAATTATTTATTAATGAACGATTTTTAAAACATCCACGGTTCTATATACTCTTCCTACAGCTAATCCTGCTGTCACTGCTGCATCGTTATCAGCGTACTCCGGTACGCTTGTAAATGATGGAGTATTAAGTAGTAGTAAGTTCTGTTGTAGAAAACTAATTATATCCGCAAACGTAAAGTTCTTAGTTTCTAAACTGTTCTCAGCGTCTGTTCCGACTAGTTTGTCGTCTACAGTAATTGCGCTGTCATCTGGGTATTGGCTTATCTTTGTCATTATTGAATAAAAGGTAATGGTGGGTTATCTGTAACTGGGTTTATTAGTAGTTCTATTTGCGCTGAAATATTTTCTTTTACTGATGTAATATCAACGTTTGCTTCTACTTGATTAATAAACCATTCTTCTGTTAAATTTTCGTAAGGAACATAATCATCTGGATTAGTTGGTATTGGTAAACTTACAGCTCCGTAATTTTCTGCTGTAAATCCATCCTTTGTACCTATTAATCTCCAGTGAATAGTTTGT